CGCCGTCAAGGGCTTCAAGGAGCGCGTCACGGGCCGCCTTGCGCACGCCGTCATTGAACATTGCCCGCTGGTCTGGCGCCATACCATTCAGCGCCCCCAGGTTGCCCAAAACGTTGATGTCCATGATAACGCGAGTAGGGGAAGCCGGGCCGCCCGCAGCGCCGCGCACGGAAGGGGGGAGGCCCGAGTTTAGCAATCCCGCCAATCCTGCGCCGCGCACGGGAGGGGAGAGGACCGAGTTTAGCACTCCTGCGCCTACTGACAGAGAAAGGCTTGCCAAGTTAATCTTGGCCGTTTTCCCCGGGGCCCCCGGAATGTAGGACATCACAAGCAAGATTCCCCGGTTTGCTTCTCTCAGGATGCCGATAAACTTTTCCCACTTGGATAAAATGTCATCCCAGAAGGCATCACCGGACAAGACCGAAAAGAACTCCGCAATAGACGCCTTGGTTGTGTCGGTCGCGTTCATCATCGCCATCAACTCCAGCGTGATGCCCTTGAGCCCTTCCATGAACTTATCGGTGCCCTGAGAAGCCAAGGCAAGATCGCTCTGAAACGCTCCCCGGAAAACGTCATTCAGCCCGCCGAACGTGTTCCGCAAGGCGTCAATGATCTCACGGTGCCGGACTTCAAACGCACGCCAGTCCCCGAGGAACTCGCCAAGGACCGACTTGTTTCCATTCAGCCAAGCATCAAGATCGTCAAGAAACAGGTACAGCGCCACAGCCGCCGCGCCGATGATTGCCGGAAGCACAAGGAACGAGAGCTTTGCAGTCAGGACCGCCAAGGAGAGTTTCACAAGGCCGATTGTGATCGCAGCAAGAAGCCCTATCAGGCCGCCAGCGCCACCGATCAGGGCAAGGCCCATCAGCACGCGGAGGATCCGTTCAAGCCCGCCAAGCCGCGTTATCGTAGGGGTCAGGTTCTCCCATACGCCCCGGAGCATTTTCCCCGTAGACTCCGCTGCATCAGCCATGGAGCGGAAGAACTCAACCGTTCGGCTCTTTGCAATCTCACGGTTGACATGAACGAACTCGAGGCCCGCGTCAAGGAAGCCCTGAAACGCCGGGGTAACCTCGCCAGAGACTTGCTGGATGAAGCCGCTGATATAGTCAGTGATTAGGCGGAAGGAGAGCGCCCAATTCGCGTTGGCCCTCAGCGCCTTTTCGCCCACAACGAAGTTGTAGCGATCCACCTTTGCAAGGTAACCGCCAAGCTCATCGGAGCCGCGCCGGATGAACAAGGCAAGCTGGGAATCCTCGTCCCCGAAGAGCCGCCCAAGGGCAAGGAACCGCATCCGTTCGTCAAGGCCCTGCGTTGCGCGGGCCACGTCCATCAGGATTTGCTCGGTTTCCCGCAGTTCCCCGTTGCTGTCGTTAATCCCTACGCCCAAGCGGTTGAGGGCAACGCCTACCTCCCCGAAGGGTTGCAAGCGGGCCTCTCTCAATAGCTGGTAGAATGAGCCCAGTTCAGTGCGCACGGATTTGATGTCGAAGCCCGCCGCACGGGCCGCCAAGGGGATGCGTTGAAGGCTATCCGTTGTGGTGTCGTAGGCTTCCGCAAGCCGCAGGAGTTCAAGGGCGTTCTCGCCCGCAACACGACCAACGGCGGCAAGGCCCGCTACTGCGCCCGCCGCCGCTGTGATGAGTTTGAGCAGTTGACCAAGCAGCGACCCAACGCTTTTGTCGTAAGCCTTGAGCCCTTGGTCTTGTACCTGAAAGCCAAGGAGCGTTATCAACTCACGAACGATCACGATTTGCTTCCTTCTGCGCTTCGGCGTCTAGGTCTCTTTGGTATTCAAGAACGGCAAGCGCCTTCATCCCATCGTTGAGGGTCCAGCTTCGCTCTATCTCGTCAAGGGTGGCTATACGCTTGGTTACCAGAATCCATATGGCAAGCTCTTCGGTTACTTCTTCGCTGAGTCGCCCGACGCTTGGAGTCCTTGCATCTTCTGAAGCAGGCCCGCCATTGTCCCGCCCTTCATAGTGGCGGACAGGCCGAAAAAATCATTCACCACGAGGATATACCAGATCACTTGGTACATCTCAGCCATGTTACCCCGGAAGGCTTCATCCTGATTGACCTCAATACTCAGGTCCGCGTGGTCTCGCGTGGTGTAGGAGAGCAATTCCGGGATGATGTTGTCGATGTCGCACTCGCAAAGGGCCAGGCCGATTTTCTCGATAGCTGACCCAAGCAGGCCCGGGGGAATCTCAGAATCAACCCCCTTCTTCATCAAGCCGGGGGCGATTTCCATGATCCCGGCAGCAGCGGATTTTACCAGCGGGAAAAGCCGACGCTGAAGGGACAGGCCCTTGCGGAAGTTGAAGGGGATGACAGTGTATTGGTGGCCGCAGATTGTCTTTGTTGAAGGAACGATGGGCATGTGTGGGATGCCCTCCTTTCAGGGGTTAGGAGTTTACCAGCGTTTCAAACTGGCTCATGATCTGGTTGACGTCAATGGGGCCGTTGCCGCCCACAAACTCTTCCAGACGGTCAGTGTCGAGCACCCAAACGCGGGTCTCGATGCCTTTGGAGAAGGATCGCACGGGGAGCTTGCGAATCCAAGCGGCATTTGTGACGGAAAACGTGCGACCGCTTGAATCCCGGAAGATTAGCGGAAGAACGCCAACGTTGGCCTTGTCATCGGCTTGATAAAAGCCGCTCAGGATGTCGTTGCCGGGGCTTGTCTGCTGGAGCGTAATGGTCACGCTTCCCGTGCGGTTGTTCGACTTTGCGCGGGACACTTGACCATCAGCGCCCACGTTCGGCGTAAAGGCGTTTTCCGCCCGGTCGATTTCCACAAACGTGCCATCAGCAAACCCCGTGATGGGGGCCCCACCGTAGATGAGGACGCATTGGCTTGGGTCATAGGTACGAACTGCCATGGTTCTTTCCTTTCCTTAGACGGTGATGGTGCCTTCGAAGAACGCAATGTGGACAGCGCCAGCGAGACGAGCCTTGAAATTGATGCCCCGCAGGTGTCGGTTTGCCCGGTCGTTCGCCGACGTGGCCGAAACAAGCGGAACTGTCACTTCGAGCGGGGTATCATCAGCAAGGCCGCCGATTTCCACACCGTCCTGAAGGACTTTGTAGACTTCCCCGGCAACCGTGGTAATGCCGCCGTTCGTGAAGGGGACTTTGGGGCGAAGGGACAAGAGCCGCCAAACACGCTCTTGCATCCGCGCTTCCAGCCAATCGGCAAAGAAGATCGTGTCGATCCACTCGCCGGAAACCATGCGACCATCCACGGTGACGTTGCGCCCGCCCGCTTCGCCGTAGAAGTTGCCGTTCTTGTCCTTCAGATTCTGGGTCTGCGTTGCGGTCAGGTTGGTTGTCGTGACGCCCGCAAGAGTCTTGTAGGCTCCCGTCGCTTGGCCCGGGTCAAATGTAAACATCTTCCCGAAGAAGGCCGCCTCAAAGTGCTCCTGCCCAGCAACCGCGCCCCCGAAGAAGAAGAACGTGCGGATCAGTGCCAGCGCCTTCAGTTGCGCAACGATGCTCCCGGTGTCGGTGCTGGCAGGCGTGTTGATGTTCTCAGCCAAGGCCGAAGAGGTGCCGAAGACCTTGGTTTGGGTTTCGATATACTGGGCAATGCTGAGGACTTCCGCCTTGTCCTTGGTGAGCGCCACAAGGCCGTACCATGTGTTATCCACGGCTTGCGTGCGCGCGATGGCGGAAACCCAACCCTCGGGCCCTAGCATTTGGTAGGGAAGAAGGTTTTCAATCACCGAGTCGTCTGCCGCTCGCCAACTGATAACGGTCGTAGACACAGCCCGGTCCAATTCCACGGCCAACGCATCTTCAGAGGTGTCGTAGAAGACGCCTGCCACGATTCCCGCAGTGACGAGGGCGTCCTGCATCCCAGCAGCGAAGGCCGCCAGAACCGTTGCCCTGACAGGGCTTGCGGGGAAGACGTAGGTGAACGAGACGCCGTTGATGGTTGCAAAGATCTTCTGACCCGCACTCACCGGGTCAACCGTGTCGCAGTTGTATGTTGCGCGACCGTTCTCGGTAACGCGCCCAACCATGACGCGGCTGATTGTCGGCTGTTGGCTAAAGATCAGCCTGACAGCGTTGTAGATGTCGCCGGAAGCGGGGAAGTCTTCGAGGAACGCCGTCAGGCTTCCGTAGATGCGCCGCCGGTCGGTCCATGTGGCATGCACCCCAAGCACAAGGGGCGTGTCAAAAGAGGTAACCGAAGTCGCCCCTGTTTGCAGGTCGATTTGGACGTTGATGATGTCCTGAAGCGGAATGGCCATTTTAGGAGGCTCCTTGAACAGTTACAGTGCTGGTGATGATGGGGGTTCTTTGGGGGGAACCATCCGACAGGAGGAACAGAGCGCCATCGTTAAAGATCATCAGGCTCTGGTCAGTGAAGGACAGGTAAATCCCGGGAAAGACGTTGTGATATTCCCCTTCAATCACCACGGTTTCAATGACGCCAACCTCGTCCGGCTCTTGGCTGTTGGTGCGGAAAAGGAGCGCCATGGTTGATCTGGGTTCAAACTCTGGACCCTTTAAAGACGGGACATCTCGCACCATCATGCTTTCGATGTAGCAAAACCCGGCGGCTTCAAAGGCAAGCCTTGTGGCCTTCCGGCGTAGGCGCTTCCGGATGCTAAAGCTGATGTCTTCCGGGAATGTGGCGTTGTCGCCGTAGATCATCACGTTTATCGTAAACTCTTCATCAAAGGACAAGTCCCGGATTCCCGTTTCCCCGTCCACCGGGCCTTCGTAGGGGAAGCCTAGTTCCTCAGCCATGGTAAGCTGTAACGAAACGTAGGCCCTGCCGGGGCGTGGCGCGTTCTGGTTTTGCCAGATGACCGGGAGCCCCGACATAGAGGCAAAGGCCGCCACAAGAGCCGTGCGCACGTTAGTTCCCGTCATTGACCTTTACCGCCATGGCTTCATAATGGGAAATCACCTGATTCTGCCATTCCGCGACATTTACCACTTCGTAAACCGCGCCCCCGATTGTGAGCCGGTCTGGTTGCCTTCCGCCCTCCACAGTCCGGAGAAGCGTGCTGGTATAGATCATGTAAGCCGAGCTTTGCCGCCGTCCTTCGGGTAGACTCAGCATCTGCTTCGCCGTCGCAGGCTGTACGCTTCCCCGCAAGGTGAAAACCACGGGCGCGCCGTCCACCCAAAGCCCATTTGTATAAGAGCCGGTCCCGGCGCGGGTGATTGTGAGCAGCTTCCGGGGGATCATTCGCGCTCTACCTCCGACGCTTTGACCACAACCCAGCGGATGGAATTGCGAAGCTGCCGGGTGTTGATCAGAGGGTTATCAAAGCCCTTTTGAGACACGGTAAAAGGAGCGTTTGCAGGGTCTTTGAGTCGCTCCATGTAAATCTGCGTCCGGGATTCCAGAAACTGCCCGATCAGGCCAAGCGCCTGATAGATGGTGACGCGCCCGCTTGTGATTCCCCTGACCGCCGCCGCCATCATCTTTTCGAGCTTCGGCCTTTGCTGGTCAAACGTGCCGCCGATGAATGGACGCGGGGGAATTGGGCGCCCGTCGTTGTCGTCCCCGAACTCGTTGATGTAGCCGATTTGAGCCAAGGACAGCGAGGGGTTCTTTGCCGACTTCTCCCCTTCTTGCACGCCCGTCTTCAGCATCAGATCACCGTTGTCCTCAATCTCTGCACGGATCCGCAGAAGGAGGGCCTGACGGTCAATAATAGTTCCGGAAGGGGAAGCCATGACTGGGAAACCTCGTATTAACTTGGCGATTCATGGGCCCGATAACAGACTGACGGCGTAGCTCGATAAACTGAAGCCCGTATCCCGTACTTTTGAGGGAGGTTTCTTCGTTCATGTCAGGTAGCGCGTAGGAGCGGGAGAGAGCGCCTTCGGACTCAGATGCAATGGCTCCCCCTGCCCCCACTACGGTCCCAAGGTTCGCCGCAAGGGTGAACAGGTGCCCCGCCATTAGCGCAACGGCTTGATCCGCATTGGAGCCAAACGCAGCGCGGGCAACGCGGGTCTCCGCAATCTCAACCCACACGTTGTAGGTTTCCGTAGGAGCCGCCGCAAGGGGGGCGCAATATGCGGAAATCAAGGCAAACAGGGTCATGCGTGGGCCTTGGTTGTGGCGTTCAGGGCGGTGATCTGATCCCGGACGGCCTTGAGCACGGGGCCGCTGGCGGTGGCTTCCATCAGCTTGAGCTCGCCCATGTTGAACGTGTTCCGGATGCGGTCAATCTTGGCGGCGTTCGTCTCCGGCGTGCTGCTGCTGATTCGGGTGCCGACGGAAATCGCGCCAGAATTGAGCAAGTGATCGAAGCAGAGAGCAGCGCCTTCAAGCTGGTGGCTCGGGAACTCGTTAATGCCAGGGGCGAGTCGCGCCTTGCCGATGATCAGAACGCGGGGCCGCGTGTTGTTGATGGTTGCGGTGGGTTCGGCTGTGATCTGATCAAAAGGGGTGTTCCGGGTTTGGGTGCCTGCGGTCTTGTCAGCCATGGTGTGACCTGTTCCTTGTAGGAAAATTGGGGAGGGTAAAGCCCCACACGCTTCCCCTCCCGTCGTGCCATGAAACGCCTTGTGGGGGCGTGGGTGTTAGATGCCGCCCTTGATGACAGCGGCAAGGGGCCGGTAGTAGGCAACGCCGCCGGAGCGGCTGTGACACGGAACGTTGAAGGCGAGGTTGATTTGCTGGGGGGCAAATTGCTCGAACCAAACGGGGGCACGGTAGCCAAGCACGTCAGGGCTTTTCTTGTAGAACATGAAGGCATCGCCCACGGTGTCCGGCATGTCAGCCCGGTTCCCGATGTTGGCCAGCTGGACCACGGTTTCCACCCGCGTGATATTCGGGCGGTTGCGCAGGAAGAACTCCAGAATCGTTGTGTCACTGTTGATCGACCGCGCCCGGCTTGTGATGGCCGCGTGCTGCTCTACGGGGAGAAGGAGCGTGTTGGGAACTTCGGTCTCGTTCGTCAAAACGAGCACGTCGGTGTAAGCGCTGTTCAGGTCGGTCAGAATCTCATCCGGGGTCTTGGTGGCCCACTGCGTGGTTGTGCTGACGCCTGCCACAACGTTGCCCGTCGTGATGTTGGGGTTGTTGAAGAGGCCCGTGAAGCCTGCCTCGCTGTTGCCGAAGTAGATCATTCGGTCGTGCGTGCTGTCAGAGATTTCCCGGACGTTGCGGGCCCGCTTCTGATCAAGACGCCCGCCCGCCATCATGGCCGCACGGATGTCCTGAATGCTGTACCCGTAGGAGCCGCCAAAGCCGAACACCTTGGCGCTGAACTGCTTGCCGAACACATCGGATCGGGGAAGGTCGTCCGCGTAGTTCGCAATGAGCTTGAAAATGCCCGCACGGTCGAACTGCGTATAGGTGATGACCTCCGCGCCGGGGTTGTCCTGCTCGATGTTTACGAGCGTCCTGCCCTTCAGGTCGGCATATTTGATGTCGTACGTTTCCGCACGTACAACTTCCAACTGCCGGGCGAAGAACATGGCTTGGCTGCTGTCGAGGTTCTGCGACTGGATGACGATCATGTTCAGTTATCCTTTATGGCTTGTTGATGACGAGCGTGGCAATGCCACCAGCGCCCGTGCTGGAGTTGTCAAAGACGCCCCCGGTTGCAAGGTTCGCCACGGTAGTAGCGGCACCAGTGGTCTGGCCCGCGCCCAGAGCCACAACGATGTCGGCAACAGTGATGTCGGACACAGTGGCAACCCGGATCGTGCGGGCCGCAGTATTGACAACTACTTCCGCCGTGATACCAGCGGCAACGAGCCTGTTGCTGATGGAGGTTGCTACGGCTTGCAGCGTGGTGTCCGTGTCCGTGGCGAAAGTGACTTGATCAATCGCAACGCCGTTGATGGTCAGGTTGACCGTGTTGGACGCCACGAAGGCACCGACAAAGGTGATCGTGGTGGCTTCAGCAAGGTTCGTGAAGAGCGGACGAAGCGCCGGGTTCAGGTTGCTGATGTCCACAAAGGCAGGCGCGTTTTGGGTGACTGCCCGGTTCGTGGTGACATAGACCGCGCCCTTTTGGAGGGTAGGGACAAGGGTTCCCGTGCGGTGAAGCGAGCCCGTGGAGCCCACGCCGTAGGTGAAACCGGCTTCCTTGGTCACGTCGTGAAGCGCAACGCCCACGAAAACCGTGCTGGCACTGGACGCGGGAAGCACCTTGCCCTCGGAAGTACCGGCCACAAGGGCCTCGCCAAACTGGATGTCGCCTTCCGCAATCCGGGTAACCGTGGTGCGGAGCCGGGAGTCAGCAATGGCACCGACAACGCCAATGCCGGGATAGATGTTGTAAGCTAGTTGCATGATCAGTTGCCCTTCTGGTCGTAGATGGATGCAAGCATACGGTTTCGGGCGGCTCCAACCGGGTCGGCGCTGGTGCCGTCCATCTTGGTGCCGTTGGCCGCGCTGCGCTGCTCGGTCATGCCGTCGTTCTTGTACTTCTTCTTCATGTCCTTCTTGGTGTTGCAGGAGCCGTCATCGTTGTCCTGGCCCTTCGCGTTGTCCTCATCCTCGTCTTCATCCTCTTCCATGGTTTCCGCCATGGCATCGAAGCGGGCCGCGAGGTACGTCGGCGACTTGCCTTCAAGGGGGGCAGACGGGTGGCGGGCCTTCACGGCGGCGGTCATCAGGGCGATGTTGTCCATGCCGTCAAAGGTGGCACGGTCAAGGACGTTCCCGGCCACGCGCTCAATCCGCAGGCGCACGGCAACAAGGTTGGCGACGGTTGCCGGGTCTGTCAGCTTTGCTTCGGCGTCATCGGCTCGCTTGGTGTTTTCGGTGAGCTTGGCTTTGGTTTCGTCCAATTGGGCACGAAGCGTCTCAGCGCCTGCCGTCGCCTTAGCGAGAGCCTGCGCAACTTCCGGGGCGGACTGGTAGGCAAGGCCGTCAAGCCGCACGGTCACAAGGTTCAATTCTTCGGGCATGGCCGAATCTCCATCTAGGTTGATGCGGGCTTCCGCTCCGGCCCGTGCGGTGTCTACAAGCGCAAGGTGGTTGTACCGGCGGCCACGTTGATAGCCGTCGTATCGCTGCCCGTTCCACTCCCCGGACTCCATTACCACGTCGCACTTATACCCCAAGGAAAGTTGACTGAGCCCCGCCTTGGCCGCTGCGATACCGTCCGCAGATGTGATCTTGATGGCCCCCACAAGAGAGCCGTCTTGGCGCGCCGGGGTTTCGCCGGTCATGCCTACGGAAAGGCGCTGGGAGTTGCTGGGATAAACGAAGCCGTCCCGCTCTTTCGGGTGGCCGTTGGTGACAGGCAGGAGGGCGCACGTTGCGAGGGAATCAGGGTCAAACAGGTCTTCATCCCGCACGAGTTCCTTGCGCGTCGTGCCATCAGGCAGATCATAGTGCAGGATGCCGACTTTGGCGAAGGTTCCCGTGGCCACCATGAAGCCCTCTTCAGTCATGCGAAGAGAAGGCGAAGAGTCCACCCTGTCAAACCGGCGCACGTCGCTGAAGATAGGAGTAGCCATGTCGGATCGCCTCTTGAGGCAAAAGGGAACCATAACAACCTAGCTTGTCAAGAGGTAACACCTTTTGTTGTGGTCAGAAGGGAACGGTCGATTCTTCCGTGGTGCCGTCGCTGCCATCAAGGAGCCGGAAGATTTCCTCTTCCGTGGGGATCGCTAGGCATCGGCACTGAATATCATGCCCCGGGTGGCCTGTCGCCTTGGGGGGCTTGTCCCATGAGAAGACTTCCTCGTTGTTCGCCCTGTGGGTAGGCCGGACCCGCTCATCTTCCACGGTTTGCCACTGGTAAGTTTTGAGGCCAAGCCCTTCGCTCCGGAATTGCGTGATGTTGGAGTTGAGCTTGGTTGTCTGATCCCGGGCAATCAGGCGGGCGCGGCGCTCGGTGATGTCGTACTTGTTCGCCAGTTGGCCAATCAGGTCATCGTAGCGCATGCCTTGCATCACGGCGTCCCGGATCATAAAGGCAACGTCGGAGTGGTTGGACTCTGCAATGCTCTTGATTAGGCCGGCGTTGTTGTCGGCAAAGACGGCCGTGACTTCGGCAAGCCAAGGCTCAGCTTGGAAGATGTCCACACCCATAACGCCCCGCAGCGCCTTATTCCACTGCTCCCCGTTGTGCGCTGAAACCCTCAAGGCCGTTGCTTGCGCTGCGGTTTCGATGGTGGGCACACTGCCCAGAAACAATTCAAGCTGCCGGGCAACGCCCCGCTTGATGTCATCAGAGAAGCCGTCGGTTCGGCCTGCGGTGGGCAGGGTTTGGCCCGCTTCCGCAAGGAGCGCAGGGTAAGCCTGCTTGAGCCACGCAAACATGTCCCGGCGGGCGTTCTTCCACCTGCGGACAAGGAAACGGCTGTAATCCCGTTCAATGGCGAGCGGGTATTGGAATCGTATCTTGTAACCGCTTCGCCTCTTCCGTCCGCCTGTGAGAGCCCGGCGGGCCCTAATCCGTGCAATCAGGTCTTCCCGTGGGTTCATTAGGCCGTGCCGCTCTGGACTGGTGGCTTGATCTTGTCTTCCTGCGTCAACTCCTGCGTAAGCTGCTGGAATCGCTCAGGGTCTTCTTCGCGGCCTTCCTTGTCCAGGACGGTGTCCATGGAATAGTGCCCCCCGCCGAACCGGGATTCCGCCACTTCTGCCGGGTCAAGCACGCCGTTGCCGATGTATATTGCATCTGTCTGGGCTACCGAAAACCGCAGGGCGGCCTTCTGCGCGTCGGTCGGTTGGTAGAGGGGTTCCCATTCTGCTTGCATGTCGTCATCCACGCGCCCCTTCCAATCCCCCTCTTTGGCCGCCATCAGTAGCCGCGCCATCCGGTTGATGTGGACTTCGAGGTTGTCGGTTTGATACGCCTTGATAACGTCATGGAAGATCTGAATCTCGCTTTGGCCGTTGGCGTTCAGACCGCTAGGGGCTTCGCCAAACAGGATTCCGGGGGGGATTCCCGTGCACGCAGACAGGCGCTTGTTATACTCCAGCATCATGGCCGGAATGCCGGAAAGGTCCGCTTGTACCTGAATAAGGTCTTCTTGCGCGGCGTCTACAAGCATCGTATTCATCAGGCCGCCGGTCATTTCCATGAGGTTGAGCCGCTTGATTAGCCGCTCTTCCATGTCCGAAGAACCGCCAAGCATTGGAATCAGCCCGGCAATCTTCATGATGTTTTGACGCATGTTTTTCACCAAATGGCGTCCGCTATTCGCTATTTCTTCGGTTGCCATGAGTGCATCACGGCAGGACTGAAGGACGGAATCGCCCCATCCGAGTTGGCTCCACCGCAACCGGTCGGGAATGCTGACGCCCTTGAGCACCATGAGCCGGGACTCATGGACATAGAAGGACTCAAGCCCGTTGTAAGGACTGATGAAGTACCTCTCCGGCGTGCCGTAGTTCTTCTCCCTTGGGTCTAGGTAGTAGTCCGCTTGGGTGTACGTCACTTGCCACCGGTCGTAGACGCGGAGGAACTCCACTTCCTTGATGGCTGATTCATCTAGCGGGTCTTCAAGCGATCCGCCGTCGTTGATGCCAAGGACCATCACGGCCCCGCCGTGGAGCCGGTCGGTTTCCAGAAACTCCCGGAAGACGCACTTGAAGTTGAGCTTCTGCATTGCCTTGATCATCTTCTGATCGGTGTCGCTCGGGAACTTGAGCCACTGCCGGGTTGCTTCCCCCGGCACGATGGACACGATCCGGCGCGCCATGCCACAGAACCGGAAGAGCGATTCAAGCTCCATCTGAAGGAGCGGGACTTCCGAGACGAAGAAGGTAGACACTGTGGAGTCCCTGCGCGGGTCTCCCATCCCCGTGAAGACGTTGTAAACGCCATCCTTGCGAACTTCAGGGTACTCCGTGAGCTTGACTTCTGCGGGTGCGGTCGTTGCGTTCATGATCGTGGTCTCCTCGGTCTTGGCTGATGAAAAGAAGGGCAGAACAGGCCCCAATTGCAAGGGGGAAGCCTCCTCAGAGTCCTGAGTAGTCAGCCCCCTTGTCCGCCAGCATCAGGAAAGCACCAGAACAGGCATCTACAATGTCATCGTGCGCCCCCTGCGGGAAGTTCTCCATTTCCTTGAAGAACCCACACGTTCCCGGCTTCAACCTGAGCGGAGAAGGGCGCGGCGCGTGTGAGCTTGTCTGTTGCGTCGTCGGGGTTGAAGTTGCACGCTCGAATTGCTTCTTTTCTTAAGTGTTCCCCATGCCCCGGGTTCATCCCCCGGGGTGCTTTTCTTTTCGCATTCATTGGCCACGTCCCGCCTGCGCTTGCTTGACCATGAAGGCGGCAGCGGTGCTTTGGTGGCGATTTTCAGAAAGCCAGCAGTCCAGATCGGCCTTTAGGTAAACGACGCGACGGCCAGCACGGCAAAAAGCCGGGCCTTGGCCATAGCAGCGCCACTTGTTCAACGTCTGCGGAGCCAACCGCAAATAAGCGGCGGCCTCCTGATTGTCTAGAGTCTGTTGCGGTGATGTGGTGGTAGAAAGATCGGCCATGTGAAGGCACCCCCAAAGAAGATGGGCAAAACGTCTCACACGGTTGCTGAATCCGGCAATCCCGAAATTCGGCTGATCGGATTTGCTTACAATCTAGTTTTCGGGATTCTGTAAGAGTTTAAAGGCTCGAAGCTGCTGGGGGTGAGGACTTGCTGCTACCGGCTATGCAAGGGGGAAGCCTCCTCAGAGTCCTGAGTAGTCGGCCCCCTTGTCCGCCAGCATCAGGAAAGCACCAGAACAGGCATCTACAATGTCATCGTGCGCCCCCTGCGGGAAGTTCTCCATTTCCTTGAAGAAGTCATCGTTCCAACTGGCCCGAAGAACCCACACGTTCCCGGCTTCAACCTGGGCGGAGAAGGGCGCGGCGCGTGTGAGCTTGTCCCGTGTTGCTGGGTAGGGGTGGACAACGTAACCCATCAGGGACCGGATGAAATAGGACACCTCGAATTTGCCGGAAGAGCCGGGTTCTTGCTCCAGTCCGATTGAGCAGGCATAGCCGTCCTGTGAAGCCATGGCCCTAATAGCGGTTTCGACTTCCAAGGGGGAGCCTCGGAAATGCCGGATGTCCGTGATAAACAATCGCCCTTGGTTGTCTCGTCCCATTTTGACGCCAGCGGTGAAGTCGGGGTTGTTGTTTTCCGTCTTGACCGTGGATGCACGATCCCAAT